GCCCCCCCCCCCCCCCCCCCCCCCCGGCGCCGGGCCTCGAGCTCCGCGCGCCGGATCTCGTACCGCCCTTGCAACGTAATCCAGTACTCGGCGCCGGTTTCGAACAACGCGCCCAGGCGCACGGCGAGCGGCGCCGAAATCCCGCGATGGCCCATCACGATCGCATTGAGGCCGCGCCGCGAAATGCGGAGTAGATCGGCGGCGCGATCTTGGGTGAGGCGCGGCCGCGCGCGCGAGAGACATTCGCGGATTACCTGGCCGGGGTGTACGCCGATGAGGATCGACTCGAGCGACGGCGCGACGGCGGCAAACTCAACCATACGGCGGCCTCGACGAAAGAGAAAGAGAGTTGTTACCAGAAGGCGCCTATGTCGCGCAAGTAACATTTGCTGACAGTCAGTGACAGTTGAGTTTTTGAGATCCGATCGATCTCACGTGGGACGGTGAGACTCTCACGATCCCTCGACGCGCGCGCGGCGCCGCTGCTATCGTCGCGCGCAACTCGAAAGGATCCCTATGCCGGCCCGCTGCTATTCGCGCGCAGAAGTGATCGAGCTCTTACACCTGAAACCGCGGACCTTCGATCGCCTGAAGGCGAAAGGCGCCCTGCCCTTCGTCGAGGAAGTCAAGCCGTCGATGGGCCCGAAGCACAAGCTCTATCGCGCGGATCTGCTCGATCGGTACCTCGCGGGCGAGTGGGGCACGTCGCGGTACCTGAGCAAGCACAAGAAAGGCGCGGCGCGCGAGGCCGCGGCCGCCGTATGAGGGCGCGCCGCTTCTGGCGCCTGCTCCGGGCGCGCCTCGCGGCCTGGACGGTCGCGCGCGAGGCCCGCCGGCGGCGCGAGCTCGCCTGTGCAATCGGGCCGGTCTCGGATCGCTGGATCGCCGCGGCGATTTACGACCGCGGGATCCGGCGCGAGGATTGACAATGGGAGATCCCGCCGAGAATCCTTCCGCGCTCACGCCGGCGGCGCCCGAGGCCGCCGGCCCGCCTGCGCCGAAACCGCGCACGGCAATGGGCCTGATCCCGGAAACCGTCGATCAGGCCTGGCGCCTCGCGCAGATCATGGCGGCGAGCGATCTCGTACCCAAGCAGTACAAAGACAAACCTACCGATGTAATGGTCGCCATGATGTACGGCGCCGAGCTCGGGATCACGCCGGCGCAGGCGCTCACCGGGATCGCCGTGATCAACGGCCGGCCGGGTTTGTTTGGCGAGGCCTTGCTCGCCGTGATCGTATCCTCGCCGCTGTACATTTCACATGATGAGTACTTCACCGTGGCCGGCCCGAGCGATCCGAATCCGCGCCGGCGCGAGGATCTCGAGCCCGAGGATCTCAAGAATCCGCATACGGCGGCCGTCTGCCAATTTTCGCGGCGCGGCGGCGCGCGCCTGATCCGCCGGCAATTCTCGATCGCGGACGCGCAACGGGCGCACCTGATCGGCAAGGCCGGGCCCTGGACCGAATACCCGCAAATTATGCTGAGGATGCGCGCGAGGATGTTCGCGGCGCGCGATGCTTTCCCGGATTTACTCCGCGGGGTACGGGCCGCCGAGGAATTGCAGGATACGCCGCCGGCCGCGCCCGAGCTCGAGGCGCCGATCGTGAGGCGGATTTCGGACGGCCCGCCGGCGGCCGCGGCGCCCGAGCCCGAGCGGCGCGAGCTCGAGCCGGCGCGCGTCGAGGCCGTACAGCCTTTCCTTGACGGCGCCCTCGTGCATTTCGCGAGCGGGATCCGGGCCGTCGTCGATAACCTCGAGCAAGCGGCCGCGCTCGGCGCCCTCGTCGGGACCGATCAACAGGTCCGGGCAACCGTGAGGCGCGGCGCGACCGACGAATTGATCCTCGAATCCTTCACCGCTGAGAAGTGAGGCGCGGCCGTGCTCAAGAATCCCAGGCCGGCGCCGATCACACATTTTGTTGATTGGGATACGCGCGGCCGGCGCCTGCGCCGCGCGATTTGCGGGCGCCTGATCCATGTGAGCGACGAGGCGATCTACCCGAGCTGTACCGAGTGCCGGCGCGAGCTCGAGCGGCGCGCCCTCGAGGATCGGCCGTGATCTGCCGGTTTTGCGATCTCTCGTTTGACGTACCCGAGCTCGTACACCTGATGACGTGCGACGGCCGGCAAGGCAAGATCGAAGCGGCGCAGGCCGATCCGGCCGACGTGCCGATCCTGGCCTCGGGGCTCGTCGAGGACACGTATGCAACCTCGAGGACCGCGGCCGCGAGTATCGCGGAGGGCAAAGCGGCGCAACGGGCGCTCGTCTATCAAACGATCGATCGCACGGCGCGGTACGGGCGGACCGACGACGATGTACAAGCGGAGCTCAGGCTCGATGGAAGCTCGGAACGGCCGCGGCGATGGGAACTATGGAAACTGGGCCTGATTACGATCCTGCGCGACGAGGCCGGCGCGGCCGTGAAACGGGAAACGCGTACAGGCCGGCGCGCCGTCGTTTGGATTACGGCCCGATGGGATCGCACGTTACAGAAGGCCGGATAGATGGCTCTCACGTTCGCGCCGGCGACTCATACGTATACCCTCGACGGGACGATCGTCCCGAGTGTCACGCAAATACTCCGCGCCTCGGGCCTCGTCGATTTCTCGAGCGTACCGCCAACGATCCTCGAGGCGGCCCGGCGCCGCGGGACGGCCGTACATCAGGCGATCCACTACTACAACGAAAACGATCTCGACGTACATGCCTTTTGCGCGAGTTATCCCGATTATGCGGGGTACCTCGAGGCCTGGCTCGCCTTCGTCGCGGAGCGAAAATTCGTCGCGCATTTCAACGAGTACCGCGTCGCCTCGCACCGGCACGAGCTCGCCGGCACGATCGATTGTCTCGGGGTACTGGAACATCAGGGCGCCTTGATCGATTTCGCAACGGGCCGGCCCGAGGACGCCGCGAAGGATTTGCAGACGGCCGCGTACCATGCCCTCGCGCATGAAACCGCCGAGCACGATCCCGCGCTCGGGGATTTTCTCAGCCGGTATGTAATCCGCCGGTACGCCGTCGCGCTCAAGCGGGACGGCCGGTTTACCGTCGAGGCCTACACCGATCCGGCCGATTGGCGCCGGTTTCAAACGCTCCGCGAAGCACAACGGATCATTGAGGCGCGGCGCGGGCCGCGCGCGCTCGAGAGCGCCGTATGAGAGCGCGCCTTCGAAAACGACTGAGGCCGGGCCGTGATCCGGCGCGCGTAGGCTGGCGTACGGCGATCGCTCGATGGGCCTTTACGCGCGACTACTGGCCCGAGCTCGACGAATTGCGCGACGAAACCGCGCGCCTTATGGGCCGGGCACCGCGGGCGGGCGCGCACGTCGAGGCGGCCGGGTATTTCGGCCTCGGGATCTACCTCGATCCCTATCGCGGCGATCACGAGTCCGAGGAATATACGGCGCGCCTCGAGCTCGCGCGCCAAGCCCGCCGAGCGGCGCGCCGGCGCGAGGAAAGCGAGCGGGAGGCCCGCGCGCGCCCGCCGATGCTCGTCTATTTTGCGCCGGCGGCCTGGGCCGCGAACGTCGCGCACAACAGGGCCCTTGGCATTGTCGAGTATCCCGAGCCGGCGCGAACGGAATCACAATCGCCGGCGCCGCCGATCCCGGCCTGGGCGACTGGCCTGCAATGGAACGCCGATCGTGGCGTTTGGGAGTATTCGCGTGATTGATCTCAATAGGCCCGAGGCGGCGAGTACCGCCGGCGGCGAGCTCCAGGCGCAGGCCTCGGCGCTCGTCGCGCGCCTGGCCGGCCCGCCGGCGATCGCGAGTGAGGCCGAGCTCGCCGCGGCCGTGCTCGAGCGGAAAGAGATCGGCGCCCAGGTCGCAACGGTCGAGGCCTTTTTCGCGCCGCTGAAATCGCTCGCGCACCAGTTACATAAGGCCCTGTGCGATCGGGAATCCGCGATCCTCGGGCCGCTGAAGGCGCTCGATCACGAGAAACGCGCCGCCATGAGCGCGTACGCCCTCGAGCTCGATCGGCAACGGCGGGCCCGCGAGCGCGCCCTCGAGGACGAGCAACGGCAGGCGCGCGAGGCCCAGGCGATCAAGGAAGCGGCGCAACTCGAGCGCGCCGGCGATCACGCAATGGCGGCCGCCGTCGTCGCCGAGGCGATCGCGGCGCCGCCGGCCGTGGTCGTACTCGCGCCGACGAAAATCGCCGGCCTGAAAATGCGCCGATCGTGGAAGTGGCGATACGCCGGCAACGATAAGGCGCGGGCCCTGCAAGTAATCCCGCGCGAATACCTCACGGCCGACGAGCAAAAAATCGGCGCTCACGCCGCGAGCATGAAAGAGTCCGCGGCGATCGCCGGGATTGAGTTTTATTTCGAGGATCTGCCGGTACGCTGATGCACCGAAACGGCAAATTATTGGCTGAATGGTTTTGGGCGGATCGCTGGATCGGGTCGCGCGGATTTCGCCTGCCAATGGAGGCGCGCGGAGTGTATCGGGAGATGTTGACGCAAGCCTGGCTCAACGGCGGGTTTTTGCCAAATTGTTACGAGGAAATTCGGAAAATCATTCGAGCGAAATCCGGGGAAATGCGCCGATCGTGGCCGCTCGTCGAACCGTTTTGGCGCGTCGAGGGCGATCGCCTCGTAAACGATACACAACTCGAAATTTACGCGGAATCGGCGCGGCGCGCGGCGCTCGCAAGTGCTAGAGGATCGACCGCGGCGCGGGCCCGTTGGAATCATGCACAAGCAATGCACAAGCATAGTCGCCGCTGATGCACAAGCAATGCTCTCTGTCTCTACGTACGTACTTCGGGCGCGATCGGGTTATTAGAAGTACCTGTAAAGGCCCTGTGGAAAAGTTGAAAACCTGTGGAAAACTCGCGGCGCCCGTCATTGGCAACCAAGGAACAAACCTCATGCGAACGGACGCGCGGAAGGACCGCAACCAGGCCGCGATCGTCGAGGCCCTACGCAAGATCGGCGCGACCGTCGAGATCCTGAGCGCGCGAGGCCTGCCGGATCTGCTCGTCGGATTTCGTCGTCAGAATTTCTTGCTCGAGATCAAGGCGCCCGGCGGCGAGCTCACGCCGGCGCAATCGGAATTTTTTCACCTCTGGCGCGGGCAAGCGGCGATCGTGACCGCGCTCGAGGACGCAAGGATGGTATTGAAATGCTGAACGATCCGACGACCTATCGCGACGGGATCGGGCTCTCCCGCTGTAGCGTCTGCCATAGTGCGATCCGCGCGCTCACCGATGATCCGCTCGTGATGATTCCCGAGAAGGACGTGGATCAAATGGCGCAAGGCCTGGGCGAAATCTTACGGCACGTCACGGCGATGCTCGAGGTTATCGAACACGCGATCGGGCGACGGATCGCGCAACTCGAGGCCGAGCTCGCCGCGATCAAGCTCGAATCCGCCGAGGTAATCGGGCCCGACGTAAAACTCGATCGCGGAGGCCTCGAGCATTGATCGCCGGCTCGATCCTCGTGAGCGACGGCGAGCTCCGCGCGCTCGCCCGCGGGATCGTACCCTTGCGTGTGCGCGCGCAGGCGCTCGAGCTCTCGCAATCCCTCATGGTCAAACTGTTACAAAACGCCGCGAGGCCTGAGCGAAAACGCATGGCGAAGGCCGCCGGCCGAAAGGCCCGATCATGGCAGACGACGTGAACATCACTGAGGAACGCGCCGCGAAACGGTTCCGGCAAATCGCAACGCTCGAACGGCAGATCCAATTACTCTCGAGCGAAATCGCCGAGTGTAGCGAACACCTGAAAGAGCTCAAGGATCGGCGCGAGAGTTACCTCGATCGCCTGCGCCTGGCCGCGCGCGACGAGGGCGAGCTCCCGTTGTTTGATTTGTGAGGATGGCTCGATGCCCCTGCGCCCGCCAACCGGCCGCGGCCTCGAGGCCCGGCACGAGCGCGATCGCGGCCGCGGCAACGTCGCGATCCGCCGGCTCTATTCCTCGAAACGATGGGCCCTGCTCCGCGCGCGCGTACTCGTCGAGGCCGCCTACACCTGCGCGCAATGCGGAACTATTCGCCTCGAGCTCGACGTGGATCACATCCTCAAGCATGAGGGCAACCTCGCTCTCTTTTGGGCCCGCGCGAACCTTCAGGCCCTCTGCCGGCAATGTCACCGAAACAAAACCATGCGAGGCGAGTAAGTGATCGAGGCCGCGCTCGCGCGTCACTTCTGCGAATCCCTCGCGCGAGGCTTGCCCTTTCAGGATATCCGGCCGGCAACGGCGCCCTACTTGACGCGGTATTTTCTCGCCGGATGGGCACCGAACAAAAACGGGAAAGGCCCGGCGATCTTCCTGCACCACTTCCTGAGCTCCGATCCCGACGACGCCGTACACTCCCATCCGTGGGCCTGGGGTCTCTCGCTGATCCTCGTCGGCGGATACCTCGAGACTCGAATCGACGAGGCCGGCGCGACGACGGCCCGCCACTACGTACCCGGCGAGATCAACATCCTGCGCCCGAGCGATCGACACCGGATCGATCTCATGGGCCGGGATTGCTGGAGTCTCTTTCTCGCCGCCGAGTACGCGCAACCGTGGGGATTCTTTCCGCGCGAGCACGACCGATGAAATCGGCCCAAGATCCGCCGGGCCCGAAGCGCCGATCCTTTTTCGGCACGGCCCGAAATCGCCCGAAGTCTGAGAGCACTGAAACGGGGGGGAGATCGAAGGTTCACTTAGCAGGCGCCGGGATACCCCCTTCGCAGCGGTTAGATCGCGCCACTAACTCCCTTAGAATCAACCACTTGCAGGGGATACCCCTGTCTGAAGAAACTAAGCCACAGGCCGGGCCCTCGAGCGGGCGGAAACGAGTCGCGCCGGCGGAAAAGGCGCGGCGCGGAACCCTCGAGCGATCCCGCCTAGACCCGGGCGCAACGGGCCCAGGACCGCCCAGGAAAGGCGATCGGAAACCGAGGCGGCCTATGGCCTACCTCGAGATCGCGACGGCCTACAGGCGCAACGTCGAGGCTGAGCGGATCCCGGCCTGCAAATGGATCAAGCTGGCCGTCGATCGGCAGGCGCGGGATCTCGAGCGGGCGCGCGCGGAGGATCCGGCCTGGCCGTACCTGTGGGAACCGTGGGAAGCGGCCGCGGCCTGCGCCTTTGTCGAACGCTTGCCCCACGTCGAAGGCCGTTGGGCCTCGCCGTTGATCAAGCTCGAGCCGGCGCAAATCTTTTTGCTCACGACGTTGTTTGGCTGGCGGCATAAGGCCGATCCGCGGCGCCGGCGATTTACAACCCTGTACTGGGAGCTCGGGCGCAAGGGCGCGAAAAGTACGCTGATGGCCGGGATCGCGCTGTACCACCTCTTAGGCGAGGGCGAGGAAGGCCCGTCGGTGATTTGCGGCGCGACGACGGGATCGCAGGCGCGGATCGTATTTGGGATCGCGCAGCAAATGATCGCGCGCTCGCCCTGGCTCCGCGGCGAAGGCCTGCGATCGTTTGTCAACGCGATCGCGTACATGCCGGACGGCCGGCAGACGATCGGGAATATGCGCCCGATCAACGCGAAGGCCTCAACGCAGGACGGATTAAATCCGAGCTGCATTGTGCTCGATGAGTCTCACGCGCAGACGTTCCAATTACATGACGTGCTCAAGAGCGCGCAAGGCGCGCGCGCGAATCCGCTCTTACTCTGTCCGACGACGGCCGGGTATAACCAACTCTCGATCGGGTTTGCCCTGCGATCGACCGTCTGCAAAATGCTCGAGCAAGTGATCGAGGCCGAGCATGTACTCGGGATGATCTATACGCTCGACGAGGGCGACGATTGGCGCGACGAGCGCAACTGGATCAAGGCGAATCCGATGCTCGGGATTACGCCGCTGATCGATCAGATGCGCCGCTATTGTCTCGACGCGCAGCAAACGCCCGGCCTCGAGGGCGAATTTAAGGTCAAATGTTGCTCGCAATGGGCGAACGCCGGATCGGCCTGGCTGAGCATGGCGCATTGGGACGCCTGCGCCGATCCCGGCCTGCGCCTCGAGCAATTCGCCGGCGCGCCCTGTTGGATCGGCGCCGATCTCGCGCAACTCGACGATCTCGCCGCCGTCGCGCTCGTGTTCGAATTTGACGATCGCCTCGTCGCCTTTGTCCGATGTTACCTGCCGGCCGACGTGGTGATCGAGCGATCGCGGGCCGTGCCGGAGTATCGCCTGTGGAAAGAGCGCGGCGAGCTCGTGCTCACGTCCGGGACGATGATCGACTACTCGAAAATCGAGGCGGATATCCGCGCCTGGTGTACGCAATTCGCCGTGAAAGATATTTGCTTCGATCATTTCGGATCCGGGCAAATGGCGGGCGCGCTCTTTAACTCGGGATTCCCGGCGCGGACGGAACCGAAAAATCCCAAAACCTCGACGCCGCCGGCGCGCGAGCTCGAGGCGCGCGTACGCTACGGGCGATTCCGCCATGATGGGAATACCTGTCTCAAGTGGCAGGCCTCAAACGCCGTGATCCGGCGCGGCGCCGACGATACGATCTTTCCGCAAAAGGAACGGATCGATAGTCCGAACAAGATCGACGCGATCGACGCGCTCTTACTCGCGATCGGGGGATTCCTGCGCGCGCAGGCCTCGACGCCACAGTACGCGATGCTCGTCGTATGAAACCGCGAGGCCGGCCGCGGATCGACGCGCGCGATACCTCGCAATCGGTCACGATCACACTGACGACGAAAGAATACGATCGCCTGTGCCGGGAGGCGCGCCGCGGCGATCTCAGTGTCCCGGCCGTGATCCGCCGGGCCCTCGAGCGGCGCGCCGAGCGGCGCCGGCCCGAATAAAAAACTTAAAAATCGACGGCGGGCCCGCGGGCGCGCAAGCTGATCCGCCATACATGGATCGCGCGTACGCCCTGCTCGAGCTCAAGGCAACCGACGAGGCGCGCCGCCGATTTTCCGGGATCGCCTCGACGCCCGAGCTCGATCGGCAAGGCGATCAGGTCGATCCCGCCGGCCTCACGTGGCGCAATCCGATCCCGCTGCTCTTACATCACAACCAATCGAAACCTGTTGGGACCGCGATCCTGTCGCGCCTGCCGGACGGCCGGATCGCCTTCGAGGGCGAGATCGCGACGATCGACGCCGCCGGCAGTTTGCGCGATCGCGTCGATGAGGCCTGGCACTCGATCAAGGCCGGCCTGATCCGCGGCACGTCGATCGGGCACCAGATCGCGGCCGACGGGATCGCCTGGCTGAAATCCGGCGCGCGGCGCGTCCTGCAATCCGAAATTTGCGAGCTCTCGCTCGTGACGATCCCGGCGAATGTTCACGCAACGATTTTGTCTGTTAAATCACTCGCCGGCTCGCCGGCACGAAAGGGCGCGATCATGAAACTCACCACCGGCGAGCATATCCAGAACCTCGAAAACAAACGCGCCGCGCTCGCGGCCCGTATGTCGGAGATCATGCAAGCGGCGGCCGACGAGGGCCGGACCACCACCGACGACGAATCCGCCGAGCACGACGGCCTCGCCCTCGAGGTGAAAAGCCTCGATGCGGATCTCGCCCGCTGGCGCGAACACGAGCGGCTGAACGTCGTCGCGGCCGCGCCGATCCCGCCGGCGCCGGCGCCGCGGGGCGCGCCCAGGCCCGCCGGCCTGCCGGTGATCTCCGTGAAATCGAACGTGCCGATCGGGACCGCGTTTGTCCGGCTCGCCTGCGCGAAACTCGTCTGCAACGGCAATCTGCACGAGGCCGCGGAGTACGCGAAACGATGGGATAGTTCGACGCCCGAGGTCGCGCTCGCCCTCAAGGCCGCGATCGCGCCGGGCACGTCAACCGATGCGACGTGGGCCGGGCCGCTGGTCTCGCAGAACATTTCAAACGAGTTTATCGAGCTCTTACGGCCGGCGACGATCATTGGGAAGATCCCGGGATTTCGGATGGTCCCGTTCAATACGAAAGTACCGGCACAGAGCGGCGGCGGCACGTACGGATGGGTCGGAGAAGCGAAACCGAAGCCGGTAACAAAGCTCGCCTTCACGAGCGCGAACCTCGGGTACACCAAGGCCGCCGGGATCATCGTGCTCACCGAGGAGCTCGTGAGACTCTCGACGCCTTCCGCGGAGGCCCTGGCCCGCGCCGATATGGTCGCCGGGATCGCGCAATTCCTCGACGCGCAATTTATCGATCCCGCCGTCGCGGCCGTCGCCGGCACGAATCCGGCCTCGATCACGAACGGCGCGCCGACCGCGGCCGGATCAGCCTCGCCGCTCACGGATCTGATTACGTTGATCTCGTTTTTCTCGACCGCGAACGTGCCGATCTCGGGCCTGTCCTTTATCATGTCGCCGGCGAATTTGCTCGCGCTCGCCTTCCGTACCAACTCGGACGGATCGCCACAATTCCCAGGCCTCGGGATCGAGGGCGGCAACTACAAAGGGATCAACTTCGTCGGGTCGACGGCCGCCGGCGCGAACGTGATCGGCCTGCAACCGAATTTGATCCTGATGGCCGACGATGGGCAAGTGTCCGTCGACGCCTCGCGCGAAGCCTCGCTCCAAATGGACTCGGCGCCGGCCTCGCCCGCGGACGCCACGACCGTGTACGTGTCGCTCTGGCAAACGAACACGGTCGGCCTACGCGCCGAACGCTGGATCAACTGGGCCCGCGCGAACGCAAACGCCGTGAAATATCTCACGGCCGTCGCCTGGCCGGCGCCCTCGGGCGCGCAAGCGGAAACGCCCGCCGAGTAAGCCGGCGCCGCTATGGGGATCCTTACGGCAATGCGGGCGCGGATCGCGACGGCGATCGCGCCCGCGCGCGCGCCGGGCTCGGGCGCCTGGGTACCCCTCATTCGCGAACCGTATACGGGCGCCTGGCAAAATAACGACTCGCTCGCCCTCGACTCGCCGCTCAGTAATCCGACCGTCTTTCGATGCTGCTCGCTGCTCGCCGGCGACGTAGCGAAAACGCCGCTCGCCCTCGTCGCGCTCGACGACGACGGGATCTGGACAGAAACCACGTCGCCGGCCTTTTCGCCGGTACTCCGCAAACCGAATCGGTACCAGTTGATCGGGCAATTCCTCGAGCAATGGATGTTTTCGAAATTGCTCACCGGGAATACGTACGTGCTCAAGGATCGGGACGCGCGCGGCATCGTCGTCGCCCTGTACGTGCTCGATCCCGCCCAGGTTACGGTACTCGTCGCGCCGGATGGATCCGTCTATTACCAACTCGCGCGCAACGATCTGGCGGGAGTGGCGGAGGGCGAGCTCGCGGCGCCGGCGCGGGAGATCATTCACGATCGCTGGAATTGCGCCTTTAATCCGCTCGTCGGGATCTCGCCGTTGTACGCCTGTGGCGGGCCGGCAATGCTCGCGAATTTGATCGGCTCGTCGCAGAGCAAGTTTTTTTCTGCCGGCGGCCGGCCCTCGGGATTGCTCGTCGCGCCAACCGAGATCGACGAGAAAACCGCGAAGCGCCTCAGCGATACGTGGCACGGCCTGGGCCCAGGCAAAACGGCGATCGTCGGATACGGGATGAAATATCAGGACATTGGAACATCGGCCGTGGACTCGCAACTCACCGCGCAAGGCGATCAGGCCGCGGCGACGATCGCCGGATGCTTCGGAGTCCCGATCTCGTATGTGGACTCGAGCAAGCAACCACCGTACGCGAATAGCGAGGCGACACAACTCCAGTACCTCTCGGGCCTTCAGGTACATATGACGGGGATCGAAACCTCGCTCGATGCCGGCCTCGAGCTCCCGGATCCGTACGGGACCGAATTTGATATTGATGCCCTGATTTGGATGGATCAGGCGACGAGGACGAAGGCCGCGCACGATACGATCGCCGGCGGGGTACTGACTCCAAACGAGGCGCGCCTCAAGTACTTCGGGCTCGGGCCCGTCGACGGCGGCGATACGCCGTACTTGCAGCAACAAATGTACAGCCTGGCGGCGCTCGCGAGCCGGGATACCAGTGTACCGCCCGCCATGCCGGTACCCCCCTTGCCCGCGCCCGCGGCGCCGCCGGCGCCGACCGATGAGCAAATCGCCGCGGCGATCGGCGCCCTCTCGGAATCCTGATATGGCGCCGCTCGACTATTCGCGCGTCACCTTGTCCGGCCCGCTGTGGACCGTCGACGAGGCGAAGGTACACCTGCACGTTCGCGGGACCGATCACGATGCCGATATCACGCAAAAACTCGACGCCGCGCAAGAGCGGATCGTGGCGTACCTCGGCGCCGCGGCCGATCCGACGTGGGATGCGACGACGGCGCCGCGGGCCGTACGCCATGCGATCGTCATTCTGACGGCCCACTGGTACGAACACCGCGGCGACGATGCCGGCGCGAGCGCGCCCGGCGCGCCGCCGGATGCCGGGCCCTGGGCCGAAATCCGCGAGCTCTTATCTCATTACCGCGATCCGGCCCTTGCGTGAGCTATGCCGGGCCTAGGTCAATATCGGCACGTCGTCACGCTCGAGAATCCCGGCGATCCGGCGCCCGATGGCGACGGCGGATACATCGAAACCTTCGCGCCGCTCGATCCGGCGCAATGGGATTGCGCGATCGTCGCGGCCTCGACGCGCGCGCTCGAGGCCCTCGCCGCCGGTACCGTGCTCGCCCAGGCCACGCATTTAGTGACCGGGCCGTACCATCCGGGCATCACGATCGAAACGCGCCTCACGTTCGAAGGCCGGCGCCTGAATGTGATCTACGTCGCCAATCGCGAGGAACGAAACATCGAAACGCAATGCATTTGCGCGGAGGTTCTGAGCTAGTGGCAAGCCTCACCTGGGACGGCCTCGACGAAATCTATAAGTACTTTCTCGAGCTCCCGACGAATCTCGCGGAGGCCGGCGGCGCGCTCGCGGATCGCTCTGCGACCGAATGTGCCTTTGCAATCAAGGCGGCCTATCCGCGGCGATCGGGGCACCTGATCGACTCGACGATCGTTCGCGAGCGGAAACTCGAATTTGGGCTCCGCGCGCGCGTGATCAATACCGCGGCCTATGTGTACGCGTTTGAAAGCGGCCGGAAAAAAGGCAACCACGGCACGACACCGGCGCGGCCGACGTTTATTCCGCTCCGCGAGAAGTACCAAAAAAGCCTGAAGGCGGCCCTACGCGCCCTCATGGAAGCGAACGGCCTCAAAGTGACGGGCGAGGATGAGTGATACCTCGGATCTCGACGCCGCGCTCGTCGATCGGCTCTATCAGGATCCCGAGCTCAAAACCCTGTTGCCGGATGGGATCTATATCGACGAGGCGCCGCCGAACGCGCAACGCTTCGCGATCGTCGCGCTCGTCGATGCGACGGACGAGGGCACCTTCGATCAAGGGCGCGCCTTCGAGGACAAGCTCTATACCGTCGTCGCGAAAACGCTCTCGACGGCCGGCGGGAATATCAAACGCGCGGCGAAGCGGATCGACGAATTGCTCGAGGATTACCCGCTCGTCGTCGCCGGATACGGGTACATGGAACTACACCGCGAGAAACCGATCCGCGAAACCGACGTTGATGCAACGGATCCCGCGATCCGATGGTTTCACCGTGGCGGCGAGTACCGCCTACGAATGGCGCTCGAGTAACTGAGGGAGAAAATCGACATGAGTATCAAAAGCGGCCGCTACGGAAAGGTATCCTTCGATCCGCTCGGGGGATCCGCGCTCGTGCAAATTGTCTCGATCAATACGTGGAAGGGATCCTTCAAAACCGATTTCGAGGACGTGAGCTGCTTCGGGGATACGAACAAAGTGTACATTCCGGGCCTCATGGATATCTCAGGATCCTTCGGGGGATTCTTCAACTCGGCGGAGCTAACACTTTTCAAAGCGGCGATGAGCCCGGTACCGGGTACGCTCCAACTCATGCCGAACACCACCGAGAGCGCGTTTTTTTGGCAAGGCCTCGCGTACATGTCGGCCGATATCGATTGCAGCATGAACGCGCCGAAAGTAACGGGCGATTTCAAAGCGGCCGGGCCGTGGTCGGTTCCGGGCATGGTTACGGCAACGGGCGCCGGGCCGGGCACCGGGAACGGCACGTATACGCCCGCGGGCGCAACGCCGCCGGCGAACCTGGCCGCGCTCGGAACCGTCGTCGCGAATCCCGCAACGGCCTGGAGTGTCGGTCAATTTATCGTGCTCGCGGACGGCAGCAAGGCGCATTGGACGGGTACGGCCTGGGCCGCGGGCCCGGCCTAGGCGGGCGATGTTTTCGGGCGACGTGACCCTCAGAGGCGGCGAGGCAACGATCGTCTGGGGATATCGGACGGCCGCGGTCCTGCGATCGTGGACAGTGTACCGGGCGCCTTCGGGCGCCTGGACACTCCGCGCCCAGGTCGTACGGGCCGATCCGTTTCAACTCAGACAAGCGGATTTGAAATTTACCGCGGCGCGGATCGGCGGGTATTTCACCTGGCCGATCGTCGCCGTGACCCTCGAGGGCGCAAGCCTCGCCGGGCAACTCGGGCCGCCGGAGTCCTGATCGAATGTCGCGATTTGTCAAACCGGAAACGACCACGTTACCCCTCGCCGGCGGCGATACCCTCACCGTACGCCGGCGCCTCACGGCCGGCGAGGCGCGCGCGCGCGTCGAACGCTGGACCGAGCCCGATCCGGCAACGGGCGAGCTCCGCGCGAAGGTCACGCGCGCCGGCCTGGCAACCATCACGGCCTTTCTGCTCGATTGGAGTCTCACGGACGATGCCGGCCGGGCCGTCGAGATCCGCGGGATCGGCGCCGCCGAGCTCGCGACGATCCTCGATAACCTCGAGCCCGAGAGTTTCAACGAAATCCGCGATCGGATCGAGGCGCACGAGCTCGCCATGTTGGCCGAGCGCGAGGCGCAAAAAAAAACGGATGGGAGGCCGGAGTCCGAACCGATCTCGCGATCGCTCGCCGCTGTGGCTGGCGGTACGAATGGGTAAGGGATCTCGATTGCGATGTGTACGAATTACTCGTCGAGGATTTGCTCCGCGAACAATCGGACGCTGAGAAATAGTCCATGCCGATAACCGGAACGTTCTACGCCGATTTCTCGCCCTTCTCGAGCGCGACGAAAAAAGCGAAGGATGATCTCGACGATTTCAACGGCGCGACACAAAAAACCGTGGTCTCGATCGGCAACGTCGAACAAGCAACCAAGGACGTGATCGGGACCGTGAGCAAGGTCGCCGGCGCCTTCGGGATCGGATTCTCGATCTCCGCGATTACAGCCTTTATCGCGGAAACGAATCAGGCGGCCGTAGCCTTACAGAACCTCGGGATTCAAACCGGGATCGGAGTCGAGGATCTGCAAGTACTCCAGGCGGCGACGAAGGATGCTGGGGTTGACCAGGGCCAACTCGCCAACGCGATCTTTCAACTGCGCGAGCGGATCGCCGGCGGCGATGCCGGGATCGTCGGCGCGTACGCCTCGATGGGCCTGAGCCTCGATCAAGTGAAAATGAAGGGCAACGATGCCCTCGAGCTCTTTCTGATGACCGAGCGCGGGCTCGCGGGCCTGAGCGGCGAGATCCAAGCGACCGCGGCAAAGGATCTCTTTGGCGGCCGCCTGGGCAACTCGATGATCACATTCGCCGCAAACGCTGATGAGGCCGTCGCGAAGGCCCGCTCGTTTACGACCGTCGCCGGGACGGACGCAGTACGGGCCGCGGCCGATATGGCGAATGAAGTGGACCGCGCGACGACGAGCCTAAAAGCGTACGTTATGGAATGGGAAGGGAAGGCCTCGCGGATTTGGAACATTCTCAATAAGAATACCGAGCTCGCGAAAGAGGGCAACCAGGTTGATCGGGACACGATCGCAGGCAAAACGGCGATCTTCGATCAGATCCAAAAAAACGCAAAGGCGAATACCGAAATTGTCGGCGGCCTCGTGCTCGAGATCGGCCTCACGAAAGAGGGCACGGCCGCGCGCGCGGAATCCGAGGGCAAAACCAAGGATCAGATTTCGGCCGAAAGTTTCCTCAATACGATGCGCCTCAACTCCGCGAAGCCGTTACTCGATTGGCAGAAGCAAGGCCTCGATCAGTTGAAGGATTGGGGCATCCTCACGGCCGGCAACGCCGAGAAATTAAAAGTGAACGTCGCGCAACTCCAGGCCTATCAGGCGCAACTCGAGCGGAACAAACAAACCGAGGCCGATATCGCGGAGCAAAATCGCGCGTTTGATTCCGAGCTCCAGACACAACTCGCGAGTCAAATCGCGCAGCAACGGGCGCTCGAGGCGGCGCGGGCCGAGCATTTCGGCCTCGACGCGCAGATCCAAATGCTCCGCGATCTCGCCGCGCAGGAAAACGTACACGCGCTCGCCGTGGCCGATGAAATCACGTCGGAGAAAGAGCGCATGAAAGTGATCGAGGCGAACAACAAACGGCAGACCGAGCTCGCGCTCCAAATCAACGCGCTCGAGGCGCAACTCGCGCAACAAAAAATTAAATCGAACCTCGAGGCGATCAACGCGCAGACGCAGATCAATGCGATCTACGGTCGGGACGCCGCCGGCGCGATCCAACTCCCGATCGACGCAATGGAAGTGTACCGGCGCAAAATCGCGGAGCTCAATGCGACGTTACCCGAGGGCCTCGAGCTCACAAACAAGCTCGCCCTCGCGAATGAGGAATTGTCGCAAAGCCTCTTAAAAGAGGCGCAGGCGACTGACGCCGCGGCCGCGGCCGGCGCGAAGGCGAACGCGACGAAAACGGAAGCGATCGCGCTCACGGCCCAACAGACGGCCGCGGCGCGGGCCGCGAGCGGATTCTCCCTCGCCGGCGGCGGCGGGCCCGAATCCTTTTCGGGCCTCACCGGATTTAAGAGCGCGAACGAGCTCGCGAACGCCGCGGCCGGCATTTTTCAGGTCGGGATGAGTGGGCAGGAATTGCTCTCGCGCCTCGCGGCAAGCGGCGCCGGGCGCGCGGCCGGCGGGCCTGTCCTGGCCGGCGCCTCATACGTCGTCGGCGAGCGCGGGCCCGAGCTCTTTTCGCCGGCGGTATCCGGTTCGATCTCGCCCTCGGGCCCGAGCGGCGCCGGCGGGATCCAAATCGTGATCAATGGATCGGTACTCTCGACGGCCGCCGAGCTCGCCGCGAGAGTCGAGGCCGCTGTGATATCCGCGTATCGCCGCGGCGGCAATCGCCTGCCGGTTTAGATGGCTACCCTACAGGCCGGCGAGAAGGCGCGCATGTATGCCCTCGGGAAGATCGCCCGAGGCGGCGCGACTCGAGGCGGGTACGTGAGCGCGCGATCCTTTATCGCGATCGACGGGGTACAGATCGGGTTTGGCGGGACGCCCGGCGCCGGGCACGTCGGGACGATTATTGATTCCCTCTCGATCACAGACGCGCTCAACGAAACGGCGAACACCTGCCAATTTCGGATCAACGGGATGATTCCCGAGGCCGGCGCCGAGGTACGTATCACCCTCGGATCGAAGAATCGCGTCGATCCGTTGTTCGCGGGATTTGCCCTGCACGTACAGCAACGGTACGCCGCCGACAAGCCGGCGAATATTCAGGCTGATGTGTCGGCCGTCGATTACACCTGGCAACTCGGATTTAGGAAGATCACGGCCGTCTATCACTCTCAGTCGGCCTCGACGATCGCCGCGGATCTCGTCGCGCGGTTTGCGAGCGCGGACGGGTTTACGGCCTATCACGTCGCGCCGGGCCTGCCGATCCTTGATCAGATCACGTTTACCAATGAGGAATTAGATCAGGCCTTCTCACGCCTGGCCGCGCGCATTGGCGCGTACTGGTACGTCGATTATCAAAAGGATCTTCATTTTTTCTTGACGGAAACGCTCAACGGCGCGCCCGAGGTACTGACGCCTCAGCATAAGAGCCTGGCCGACGTGCAAAAAACCGCCGACCGAACGCAGGTCCTAACGCGCGTCTTTGTCGAAGGCCGCGGAACCAACATTCTCGGCGCCGTCGCGCCCGGCGATACGCTGATCCCGATCGAGGCCGCGGATATGTTTATCGCCGCGGCTGACGTGTTCGCGAAAATTTCGGCGCATGGATCAGACGGCGGCGCGCAGCATCTGAATTTTACCGGCGCCCTCGCCGGCGGCGCGGGCTCGCTCGTCGGGCCTGGCGTCGGGCCGCCTGGGGCGCCGACCCTGGCGCGCGCCGCGGGCGCCGGCCTCACGCCGGGCACCTATCAATACGCCTACACCGATATCACGCCGAGCGGCCAGACACTCCCGAGCCCGCTCGCGTCGATCGTCGCCGGCGCGCCGATCCCGGCGCCGACCGTCGCGCCGACCACGACGCCGAGCGCGGCGGCCTCAGGCGTCGATATCGGCACCCATTCGTACGCGTACACCTACGTCGCCGGGAGTGGGGAAACGCCCGGCGGGCCAGCGGCGGCGGGCATCGCGACGCAAGGGCCGCTCCCGAATACCGGCGGGATCTATCTTGTCGAACAATTCAACGGCGGCGCCTTACCGAGTGGCGTTTACGATTATATGGTCAGCTACATAGGCGACGCCGGTGGCGAAACGGTCGCCTCTTACGCCTGGGCGATCAATATCCAATTCGGGAACCATACGGCGCGGATCCATTGTTCGCGCGTAAGCGGCGATGCTAAGCAGATTCCGGCAGGCGTATCACAGATAAAAGTGTATCGGTCGCCAGTTGGCGGCGGCGGGATCGCCGCGCATTTTTATATCGGCACGATGCAACCGTTTGGTACGGACGGCAACGGGTTTTATCTCGACGATCCGGGCTACGCGCTCGGCGCGCCGATCCCGACGACGAACGCCGCGCAAATGCGACTCCAACAAGTCCGCATCGTGACGACGGCGAGCCCTGATCCGGCCGTGACCGGCGTCAAGATCTACCGCGCCTTCGTCGATACCGGCGCGCCGTACAAACTCGTCGCGCAGGTGAACGGCGCGCAGGGCGCCGCGACGTACGACGATACGACGCCAAACGCGAGCCTCGGCTCGACCATGCCGATCACGAACACGACCGGCGCCGCCTTCTGTCAAGTCGCCGTCTCAAATATCGCGCCCGGCATCGCGCCGACATCGGGCCGCTATCTCTACCGAACGCCCGTCAACGGATCGCAACTGAAGCTCGTCGCCGCCTGGAACGAGAATACGACGACGACGTTTCTCGATACCGTGCCCGACGCGAGTCTCGGATTCAACGCGCCGACGAGCGATACCTCAGGCCTCGCGCAGGTACCCGGGCAAGTACCGGCGGGCGCGGCCGCGATCGTCGTCGCCAATATTGCGCCCTTCGAGGCCGGCGGAGGATGGGCCGTCATTGGCAACGGCGAGCAAGTGATCCGGTACCTCGCGAAAAGTGGTACCCAGTTGACCGGAATCCCGGCGACCGGGATCGGCGCGATCGTGGCGGCCGTCGCCTACAACTCGACGATCACGGCGGCGCCGATGCTCGTCGGGATTCCCGCGAGCGGATCGCGCGCGATCAAAGAGGCGCTATCGCCGGGCGATGAGATCAACCTCGTGGTACAGCGGGATACCGCAAGCCGGCAAACTGATCTCACCGCTATGGTCAACGGCGGCCCAGGCCTGCGCGAAGAATGGATCCAAGATCGGCGCCTGGCAATTCCCGAGGCGCGCGCCCGCGGCGATGCGACACTCGCCCTGCGCCCGCTCGAGGATGTGACGATTACGTATACTTGTCGGGATCTCCGTACGGCCTCGGGCAAAACGATCACGATCAATCTGCCGGCGCCGACGAATATCTCGGGCACGTTTAAGATCCAATCAGTGACGATCGGCAACTTCCGGCCGTTTCCGACGCAGTACCCGACCTTTAGCGTCACGGCCTCGAGCAATCAATTCTCGTTCGAGGATTGGTTACGGCAAATGCAAACCAAGGTGTAACCAATGCCGATTACCCGAACGCCCATCGTTGACGACGACGGATCCGGTACAACCGGGACCGTGATCGATAACGCCTGGAAACAACAGTTGTACGATCAGATCGACGCGCTCGCCGGCGGCGCCGTCACCACCTGGACGCCGGCGGATAAGAGCGGCGCGAATTTGGCCCTCACGTATGCGAACGGCCTCGCCGTGAAAATCGGCCGGTTCGTGCACGTGCAATTTCAGGTGATCTACCCGGCGAACGCGAGCGGCGCCGTCGCGGTCCTGGGCAACTTGCCGTATCCGGCGCGCGTCATTGGATCCGGCGGAACGCCCGGGTACGGATCCGGCGCCACTATGTGGTATATCGCCGTCGATAGCGTATTACTACAACCGCTCGTGCTCGCGACCGGCGCCCAAGTGACGAATACCGCGTTAGCGGGGATCAACGTGATCGTGAGTCTCGATTACGTCACAGACTGAAGGAGACACTTAATGGCCGCTCCCTATCCGCCCGCCGGGCAACAAAAGCAGTACACCGAGCGCCCGCTCAAAATCTTTGGCGAGCAATACGTGGATGGCGGCCCGTTACCGATCGGCGCGGTCGTCAACCCGGAGAGCGCGGGCGGGCCGCTCTTTTCGGATGGGCAAGCGCGGATCGCCTTGCCGGCCGGATGGGTCGTTGTGCACGTCGGCGACTGGGTAATTTCGAACCGTTACACCGGCGCGCCGATCGAAGTGATCTCGAGCGAGGAATTTGCGGAACGCTTCGGCGGGCCGGGCGCCGAAACCACCTAAAGAAAAGAGGACCGATGATCAGGATCCGCGCGCCGCTCGTCGCCGTACTCGCCCTCGCGCTCGCCGCGGCCGCTTGCGGGGATACGATCGTGCAGGTTCCGACTACGCCGGCGCCGATCCCGTCGCCGGCGGCGCGGACGAATACGATCGAATTTCGCGCGAACGGCAACGCAACGGCGGCGCGGATCCGCTTCAGCAATCCGATCGACGGATTAACGCAAGTGGTAACCGGCCTGCCGTACGTGGTCGAGGCCTCGACGACGCAGACCACGATTTTTCTCTCGCTCGACGTGACGCCGATCGCCTTTCCGTTGTTTGTGCAGGCGCCGTTTCTCTCGGCGCAGATCATTGTGAACGGATCATTATTCCGGGAGGCGAGCTCGAGTGATACCGCGCTCAATACGTTGTCCGTCAATGGCACCTGGCGCGCGCCGGATGAGAAATGAGGCCCGATATGGTCACGGTCAAAGTGATGCTGACGATCGCTGCGTTTTTGCTCGAGGCCTTCGCGGCGCTCGGGTCAACCTGGCCGGCGCCCGAGCCGCGGCAACGCCTGATCGCCGCCGGCCTGGCCGCCTGGCTCGCGTCGATCGTCTTACCCGTTTAACCTCAGCAACCGAAAGGATCCCGCTATGCCCTCGCGCCTCGTCATGTTGTCCTGGCAAGATTCCGATCCGCTTGCGCCCGGCAATGCCCTGCCGGGCGCGCCGGCCTATCCCTCGCACGGCCTGCCCTCGACGCCCGGCGGGCCGGCAACGCTGCCGGTATACCCCTTCGATCCGACGCTCGAGCCGACGCCGCCGATCGCCGGCGCGCCGCCTATGGCGACTCAGCCAATCGCGCCCGGCGGCCGGTTTGTGATCAAGTGGATCGCCTGTGTCGGGCTCGCCCTCGTGCCGGATAACAGTCTCCCGCCGACCGCGGCGCCGAAGTAACCAGGCGGGCCCGCCGGCCGACGACGATCGCCCAGGCGCGGCGATCGCCGGCGGGCTCGTGCACGGACCTTGCGACGAGGGCGCCGGCCTGGGAACGGCGCCGGGCCCGCGCGCGGGCCTGGGCCGGCCGGCGGCCCTCGCCCGAGCTCGCCCGAGCTCGCGGACCGCTGACACCTTTGCTGACAACTCGCTGACACTGATCCGCGGATTCATTGGCAATTAGTGACTCTCACTGACTATCAGGAAGTTGTCAGACCGAACGCCCAAAAACGCGAAATCCTCAATGATTACGGGCCTTTTTCGCGTGTTTTCGGGGATCAACAAGCGGCCCTTTCAAGGCCAAAACACGGGTTCGAATCCCGTTGGGGACAAACCACTTAGCGGATCCTGACAACTTTTCCTGACAACTTTTCGCCTGAAAAGTTGTCAACGGGCACCCAAAACGACGAAAGGCCGGGCCCTCGCGGGCGCCGGCCTTTTTTGGTTTCGAGCTCGAGCGGGTTACGGTTTGCGGGCGCCGGCCTGGGCGACGAGCCGGCATAATTCCTGATGGCCCTCGAGCGCGGCCGCGCGCGAGGTATATCGACGCTGCTCGCCGTCGAGGGCGCCGCCAAACACAAGCGACTCCCACAGGATCGGCGGGCCGCCGGCGAACGCATGATCGAGCCCGAGAAACACGGTTGACACTCGGACGCCGGCGGCGCCCTCGCCTTCGTCCATATCCTGAGCAACGCGCCGATCGGCCGTTTCAAACCAGAAGGCCCAGGCGGCAACGTCGTCGCACGGTACCGGCTCGCCGCGCACGTCGAGGATGTACTTGCCTGTGCTCACTTGCGGCGCCTGCCGGCGATCCGAAGGACCGTCGCCGGCCGCGGGATCGTCGGGACGATAAACCGCGCCGCAACCGAGCGATCGATCTCCGCATGGGCCGCGCGCGTATACCGGGCCGTCATGGGCGAGCCTGGGCAATGGCAGGCGAAGCGGGCAACCGTCGCGAGATCCTTGCTCAGCCGATAGATTTCGGTGAGGAAACTATGCCGAAAATCCTTCGCGCGGAATCCTTTGATCCCGACACTCGCCGCGGCCTTTTTGGCGGATCGGTTTACCGCGCCCTCGGCGTACGGGCCCCAGGCGCCGGCGGCAACGAAGGCCTCGAGCGCGGCGAGGCCGGCCGGGATGAGCTCAACCTCATAGACGCCGGTACCGTCGCCTTTATCGCGGCCCGTTCGAAAGTGGGGCGCCGGGCCCTCGAGGAATAGATCCGCCGGGCTCAAGGCTTTGATCTGCGCCGGGTCGAGGCCCGTATACGCCGCAACCGTCGCGCGGATTTTCCCGAGGGCGAGCGCGCGCGGCGCGCCGGGTTTAGTGTCGCGCTCGTCGGGCATGGCGGCGAGGATCTTCGCGATCTCGCCCATTGGGATCCCGCGAGTCGCCGCCGGTTTCGGTTTCGGCCGGCCCTTGCAGGCCTTCACCGGATTGAGCGCGCCCGCCGGCAACATGGCATTAAAAAAGGATTGTAGATGGCTCAGGCGCTTGCGGATCGTATCGCCGGCGAGGACGCGCGGCGCCTCTTTCCGGCCGTACTTCCCGCCGACGATCGGCCGGGCCTTGGCCCAGGCCTGGATCATCACGTCGATCATGTTCGCGGTAATCGAGGCGATCGGCCGATTGGGACCGAGGGCGAGGATCGCGATCTCGATCGCGCGCCGCGCCTGGCCGTATGTCGGTTTCGCCTCGATCGTCTTAAAGTACGCGCCGGCCTTTTCGAGTAGCGAGCCGGCCGCGGCCTCGGGCTCGCCGGCGGCGAGCAATTCCCAGGCCTCGACAAGTTGAGCAACCGTCGCCTCGATCGGAAACGGTTTCGGCGCGAGCCTGAGCTCGCCGTCGATGCGCCGGTACACTTGCCAACCTTTACCGCGGCGCCGAACGCCGCTCAGGCCCAGGCGCGGATCCTTCTTTGCGATCGTCATTTCGATCCCTTTCGTTTCTTCAGTTTCGGCCGGCCGCCGAGCGCGCCGTTGATACGCGCGGCCTCAGCCTTCGCGCTCGAGCTCACCGATCCGCCCAGGCGCCCGAGGGCGACGGCGGCCGGATTTTTTCGGGGTAGTTGTGCCATGCCGGCAATTCTAGCCTAACCGCTTGGGTTATGTCGAGGGG